TTAGACTGTTTGGAGGACTGGCGAATCCCAGAGAGATCTTCCAGGCGAATCCCAGCCTCCAGTCGTTGAGCCAACGCGACCACTTCACGGCTGATGCAGTGATTGATATGGGTGACGATGCGCCGCTCGCGCGACTCCAGTTTCCTGACCGCCCGATGTTTACCGCGTTTCTGGAGTCGCGTACGCCGTTGGGCGTAGACGCGCCGCACATGACGAATGCGCGCCGCTTTCCAGAACACCACGGGACCATCCGGCGTGGCCGCTACAACGGGAATATTCTGCCCCCGGTCGATCCCGATCCAGCGGTCGGTCTCTGTGGCATCGGGAACGTCCATCGACACCGAGAGACAAGCTGACCAGATCCCTTTTTGGGAACGCACCAGTTTCAGACTTCCCGCTTTGGCCCGACCATCGAGCACCGCCTCCAGCCACGCCTGGTGGGAGGCCATATGCACCTCCAGCGGTACGCGCTTTTTGACGCCGCGCACCAGGCCAAATCCGAGGCTGAAGGTCTCGCCGACCCGATGCAGTGTCCAATTTTGGTTATTGGTCTCCAGCGGTAGCCGCCGGAAATGTTTGACCTGCGTGCGGGCGTTGGCATTGCGGATGGTCTGGTTGATCCACGCCGAGCCGATGTCGATGTGGGCAAACGCCTTGGAGGTCAAGGCGCGTCGTTCGGCTTTGGGGAGGGCGAGGATCTGATTGGCGACCTCGGTATTGAGTTGCTGCAACTGCTCAAACTGCTCCATCTTGGCCTGATTGAGCCGCAGGAACGGAAGCTTGAGTGTTTTGGTGAGCGTCGCCATACTGAAAGAATAAAGAATCTTGCAAGACCGTGCAAGATAGTCCCTGAGTCGGCTCAAGGCCCACTCAGGGACGCGCTATCCATCCACGTCCTGAAGGACGGGGCTTTTCGCGCAAGACGGCACTAACAGTTAAAAAAGAAACCCACCAAGCATGGCCTGGTGGGTTTGGGATCATTTCGTTGGAGGAAGCGCTTAAATCGTCGCTTCTTCAGGGGATGGCACGGTCTCTTTCTTTACGATGTAGAGCCAACGCGCGACTTCGTTGCGCGTAAATTCCCTCCGCAATCCGTTCTCGAAAACGATCGTGTAGCGGTCGTCCTCCAATCCCTCAACGACACCGCGCGCCCAAGCCGGCGTGTCGATCTCGCCCTCGAGCGCGATCGTTGGCCGCACTTCGGTCCCTTCCGGGATGCGCTGGAAGTAGATCGATCGCGCCCCGTGCATGCAATGACCGCATTGCATGTAGGACTCGGCATCGAAGTGCCAGTCCGTATCGCGGGCTGGCGTAGTCTCGAAATTTTCCTCATCCGGATCCTGGTGCAGGTCGCACATGACCTGGACCTCGACCTGAAGCTGATCAGTCCTCCCACACATGGGGCAGATGTAGTCGTAGGCGTTCTGGCTGCTGCTCATGGCAGTCTCCTCTCAAGTCCCCGGCGGAATGCCGAGGTTCGAGAGGAGTTGTGGGGCAAGAAAAGCGCGGGGCGGGTTCATCCCCGCGTGCACGGGGCGTAGTCTTCGACAAGATCCTTGAGAAGCGAAAAAAGCTGCTTGGCGGCTTGTTTTTCGCTCTCGCTCAGAGATTCTGGCTCGACGCCCTCTTCGAGCCGGATTTTTAGCTCTTGCATGACCTGAAGCGCATTTTCAAATTGGCAGTAACGCATGGAAGCTGGCATTAAATGACCCCCAGGTAATTGAAATTTCCGGATGGCGACTTTTGTTGTATTTTCTGCATGGTCTGATACAGTTTTTTAATGGCTTCATGCGCGGCCAGAAAATCTGGATCATCGTAACGCTCCGCTAAATCGGTCATGCGTCCATGCAGTGTCGCTAAAAATGATAGATATTTGGCTTTCGCGGCTCATGCATCATTTTTTTTCGGTAAGACCGCGCGTCCAATAGGCATTGCGACCAGAACCAACGCAACAAATTGCGCCACTCTGTTGCTGCTTACGGAGAACAAAATTGATTGCGTTAAAGCTGATCCCAGGGCATGACTGAACGAGATCGCGTATCGTAAATTGGCAGGAGGGTCGAGATAGCAAATAATCGATGTTTTTAATCACGGCTTGCTCTTGATTGGCTCTCGATAAAGAGCCTTTGACTTTGAGCATACAGGTTTGAAAATCGTCATATGCCAACTCCATTATAGAGAGCATATAATTGATATATGACCAAGGATTATGTTTTGCCTCATCCCACCCCTGAGAACTCACTTGCAAGGTTTCATAATAACGATCCTGAATCAGTTCAATCCGAAGATCAAGACTAATGTAGCGCCCGACATCGTAGCCAAGCTGTAGGCTTTGGAGTAACCACAACAATCTTGATACGCGCGAATTGCCTTTTCTGAACGGATGAATGCAAAAAAAATCGAGATTAAAGGCGGCAGCGGCGAGTAATGGAGGCATTGATCGATCCTCGAGACAGCAGTTCCAGTCATCGAATAATCGATTCATAGCCACCACGACTCGCTCGACCGGAACAGCTGGATTTATTCCCCAACCGATCAGCGGACGGTCGTCCGATCGATATTGGCCACTATCATCGATGTTTTTGCATGCGAGCGCATGTAGCTGGCAAATTGTTTCATGGTTAATAGGTAAATTTTTAGCATTTTCATAGATAAATTTTATGGCATCACAATAGCTAATAACATCTTCTTCATCAGAATCGAGAACGCGCGGACGTGAAACAGCGCTTAAACGCTTGAGACTATTTTGGGGTAACGTAACTCCATCGAGACGACACGATGCGAGACTGCTATCCAGAAAAATCGATTTACACATTCTGCGGAGTTGAGCGTTGGGTTTCGTGGCATAGAGTTCTTGCTTGCCGCAAAACACACCAAGATCATGCAGGCTCAATGCGGCGACTTTATCCCAGCAACTATTCTCAGCAAGAAGGCTCAATGTCGTTTTTTTCATAATTAAAGCTCCGGCAGCTTTTCAACAATCCACACGCTTTCCAGACTCACACGCACAATGCGCTTGATCAGATCCACGATATAGCGCGGTTCCTCTGACCAATCGTTCGGATTGTTTTTGATTCCGCTGGCCTTGTCGACCGTGACGGCGTAACGCTCCATAATCCATTCAATCGCCGATTTGCCGTTGACAACATAGTCGTAGGCTTCAAGCGGAATATCGCGCAGAATCAGATTGGCGTTGTAGACGATGACGCTTTTGTCTGGTTTGCCGTTTTTCTTCCCAAAAGCCATTTTCGTGACGCGGTAGAAAGTCTCCGGCGTGATGTCCATCGCCTTCTTTTCTTCGGTCAGCGGATAGGGTTTGACCGTCTCGTACTCCAGGTGCCATGTCCCAAGCTCACGGCCAGCACGGCTGAACACCCAGAAGTCTCCGGCGAAGGGAATGCGCGGGAGCATCTTCTTGAGATCCGCCGCAAAGCGCGTCTTGTACTCAGGCGAATGCAGGATGCCGTAGACATACCAGAAGATGTCTTCCTTGGTGATGGTCTGGTCCTGGTAGTGGTCACGAAAGGCAGTCAGCGCCCAATCGGTGATGGCATCATGGCGGATGTAACCATGTTCGTCCGGGGCGTCGCTGGACGCGAACATATCGCCTTGTGCCTTGATCTCTGCCTGTTCCTCAACCTTTTCGTACCAGTAGAGGGGGAAGCATTGACCGGTGTCGGTTAGGTGCATGTTCGGTAACTGGTTGGTGGCGAGCACCGAAAAGCCCTTGCGGTCGGCAACTCCGGTACAGGAAATCACGATGTTTTCGTGTTCAGGCGTCGGGAAGAGCCGAGGCATTTGGTAGACCATCTCGTTGAAGGCGCGGCTGAAATATAGCCACTGCCGATTGAACGGACGGTACATGCTTGGGACGATGGCACTGTCCTTGAATTGATGGCGCTTCCCTTTGGTCGCGTCTGCTTTCAGTGCGCGCGTCCAACTGATCCGCTTCGGATCGGGATCGATCAGATCCCCGATGTCTGGCCGCTGCTTCTTGGTCTTACCGGTGCAGATAGCCTCATATCGATCCACCTCATTGCTGTAGGTTTGGATCAAGCGGCGCATGTTGTGGCCGACCTGTTCACGTGAATAGCTGTACGTCCACGGATCACGGTTGGTAACGAGACCGAGCGAATAGATGGAGAAGAGGACGTCGCTCTCGGATTTGTCTTTGCTTCCAAGCGTGATGAAGTTGTCAAACGCCGGATCACGCTGATTGATCCAATCGCCCTCGGCATTGGGTGTGAGTCCTTGCCATTTGATCCCTTCGATACTGCCGAAGTCCTCAATGATGGTCAGCTTGTTCTCTCGGGTCAGGTAATCGCCAATGTTATGATAGTGCAGGCGGCAGGGGGCGGCATGGGCCGGGTCTTTGACCAGGATGGTGATCGCGACCGGGGTGCGGGAGCCCGAATCGAAAATACCGCCACCTTCCCTTTGACGCTCCTCGCCAGACGTGCGAGCGTCGCCGCGCAAATTGAAGACATAGAGATCACTGAAATCATTGGTCAGGCACTTGCGCAGCCCGTCCATGTTATTCGCGTCCAGAAACGATCCATTGGTCACAAAGGCCACGATGCCCTTGTCGGCGATCCGATCCGAGGCCCAGCGAATGGCACGGATGTAGGAGTCGTACAGGTTCTTGACCAGCTTCGCGCGCGATTGCGCGGCGTAGGTCTCGCGGATGCGCTCGTCCAGCGTCGGGTAGGCCAGATTCTTGTTGTTGTCGTTCTCGCTCTCTTGCTGCGCCGAATATGGTGGATTCCCCAAGATCACCCGAATATTCTGCTGCTTCTGGTGATTGACGCGCTCGCTGTTCTCGGGCAGCACGATCTGATCTATCGCATCGCGCGTCTCGGTCATCTGGAAGGTATCGGTCAGAACGATGCCCTCGAACGGCTTATGGGTGCCGGTGAGCGCGTGGTAGGTCATCTCAATGTTGATGGCAGCGATGTAGTAGGCCAGCAACACGAGTTCGTTGGCGTGCAGTTCCTGGGCGTACTTGCGCGGAAGATCCTCGGGGGAGATCAAGCCCAACTGGAGCAGGCGCACCATGAAGGTGCCGGTGCCGGTGAACGGATCCAGGATCTGGACGCCGGGTTCGCTGAGACGGCTGTTGAAGTGGCGTTGGAGTGCGGCATCTGCGCTGCGGATGATGAAGTCGACCACTTCCAGGGGGGTGTAGACGATCCCCAGGCGCTCGGCCATGCGCGGGAAAGCGTTGTTGAAGAAAGTGTCGTAGAGATTGCGGATAATGTCCTGGCGCGACTTGTCGCTTTTGGCCAAGCTGACGCGATCACGAATGTTGGCATAGAACGCCTCCAGATCCTCGGTCTCGCTGCTGACGACGCGATCGTCCATGATCTCCAGCACCGCCTGCATCGCTTTTGAGACCGGGTTGTGCTGGGTGAAGGAATAGCCCTCAAACAGCGCCTCGAACACCGGGCGGGTGATGACATGCTGGGCCAGCATCTCAAGGGCTTCCGCCTCGGTGACGGCCGGATTGAGGTTGTCACGCAGTCCGTTGAGGAAATCATCGAAGGCCCGACGGGCTTCGGGACGCTGTAACAGATCACGAATGCGCGCAATCAGTCGCTCGGCAATCTGGGCTACGCCTTTTGCCCACTCGCTCCAGTATTCGCGGTCGCCGAGCTTCTTGGGGATGGCGGCATAGACGGCTTCGCTGACATCCTCAATAGAGAGCGTGGGCAAGTCGAGCGGCACATTGCCGCCCTCCCCTCCGCGCTCACCGCCACCGGTCCCCCGGCGACCTGGATCGCCGATGACCTTGATCTTGCGCCGGAACTCCGCTTCGTCGACCAGGGACTCATCATGCGCCCGCAGCGCCTTGATGACCTTCCAGATGCCCTTGAACTGGGGATCGCTCTCGATGTAGCTGTTGTAGTTGCTGACCTTGGAGGAAGGGATGCACACCGGCAGGATGATGTAGCCGTAGCGTTTCCGATCCGCCTTGCGCATCACGCGCCCGACCGACTGCACGATGTCGACGATGGATTCACGGGTGTCAAAAAAGATCACCGCATCCAGAGCCGGCACATCGATGCCCTCGGACAGGCAGCGGGCATTGGACAGGATGCGGCAGCTGTTCTCGCCGGGGTTCTCGCGCAACCAGTTGAGCGCTTCCAGGCGCACCAGCGCGTTCATCCCGCCATCCACATGGTCCAGCTGACAACGCACCATGCCCGTCTCCAGATCGTCAGTGTGGGCGTTCTGGTAGAGTTCGACCAGCTGACCGAAGGTCTGGGTGGTGAGCTTGGAATCCTTGATGGTCTTGGAGAAGGCGACGGCCCGGCGCATCGGCGCCAGGTCTTCTGAGGCCGATTCCTGCTGGCCATCCTCGTCGATCAGGGTCAGGCCGCGTTTTGAAAGCCCCTTCCAGCTACCAATGATCTTGGTGGCAAAGTTGATGTTGATCGCCTTCTTCTCATCGAGCTTGTAGGCACTGTTGTAGTCGTTAGCGAGCGCCGTCATGCGGGTCTCATCCACCGCCACGATCAGCACTTTGTATTCCGAGAGCAGATCCAAATCGACCGCCTTGCCGAACCCGAGCCGGTAGAACTCGGGGCCAAAGACGGTCTCGTCATCCATGGAAAACAGCACAGCGGCCTGTTCGCCGGCCTTGTTTTTTGAGGACTCGGCATAGATGCGCGGGGTAGCCGTCATATAGAGCCGCTTGGCTCCGCGAACGATGTCGTTGTGGTGGACCTTGACGAACTCGGAGTGGTCATCCTCAGCCAGGGTCAGGCCCGTGGTCCGGTGCGCCTCGTCACAGATGATCAGATCGAACTCCCCGAGTCCCAGGCGCTGGGCATCGGCGACCACCTGGATCGATTGGTAGGTGGAAAAGACCACCGTGCGACGATCCCGCGTCAGGGCGTGGGCGGCCTCGGCGAGCTTTCGGGCGTCAGTCGTCGCGGGATAGGCCAGATCGTGCGTGCGCAGGTCTTCATCGTCCTTGCCGACCTTGGTGTCCGAGCACACGACCAGGGCATGAATCGGAGCCAGCGCCTCGGCCGTCCACTCACGCAAGGTCTGCGAGACCAGCGAGATCGAGGGGGCCAGGAACAGGATCCGTCCGCCCGGCGACACCTGCCCCTCGGCCAAGCGCAGCGCGGTGAAGGTCTTACCGGTGCCGCAGGCCATGATGCAGCGACCCCGATCGGCGGTGAGAAATCCGCTGCGAATCGCTCGGTAAGCGTGCCGCTGATGCGCACGCCGCCGCTTTTTGCGCTTGAGCCGGATGTCCTGGATCCGCGACAAACTGAAGCGACTCCAGTCGATCGGGCTGTCGGCCAGATCCTTGAACGCCAGGCGCACGGTGGGGATGTCCTGGTTGGCCAGTGCCTCTTCAGCGTGCTTGCCCCATTTGTCGGTTGTGCTGACGATCATGCGACGAGCAAAGCGCTGCTCCCCATCCGCTGTCGCAAAGTGCTTGCCTGAAGCGGTAAAAAACGAATCGATGTCGGATTTTTTCAGAGAATGATCGGGATTGTAGAATTTACATTGAATTGCCCAATAGTCCCCGGTTGCCCGTTCACGGGTCACGATATCGATTCCAACATCGACGCTCCAGCGATCCGGCCATTCCGACCACAGCCAAACGCTATCAAACAAATCCGCATATTGCGGATCGGTCATTAAATAGTTCGCAATCAGCCGCTCAAACAAATCGCCCTTGTCGCGATTGTTACGCGCCGCCTCGGTAAACGCATTCAAAAGATCCTGAAAGGCAGAAATGTTTGATTCAGACATGAGCCGCTTCCTTTATTGCATTTGCAATTCGCTTTTTAGGATTATCCAGCATTATTGCAGATTTTTTTTGTCCGTCAACTCCTATTGAACCTGGCGCATGGGCGCTGGGATTGACGTCCAATGCGGACGATGAGGAAATTGACATGACGCAAGAAATTCAGTTAGCGGCCGAAGTATGGGAAGAATGCAGAAAAGCCTATTCGGCGCATCGTTTTTTAGAACAACAGTCGAAAGACAAGCCCTGCGGCGTTGCTACCTTTGAATATCAGGGCTATCTCTATACCGTTTTTGGCGTGTGCCATGGACCTTACGGCAACCCTGTATGGGGCCGAATCATGGCCTATCGGCTTGTGCCGGAAGCGACCTTCAACGGTGAAACGACATTCGTCTATCACGACGAAGACGCCATCGCCGCCGGCCGCCGTGCGCGTGGCGACCACACGGGACTCATCGTCCTGGTGAAAGGGACGCGCATGGTCTGCGAGAAAGCCGTCAGTTTTCGGCGCGGATTACCAACGACGAGGCCCATATCGCGGCAGGAGGCCGAGCGGCATGAACAGCAGTCGCAAGGTATGGGCTGGAGAGCACACTTCTGGAAAGGGATCCACCCATCCTGGAAATCCCTACAGGGACATCCAGTGGCGCTGTATGAGAAGCAGGAAGAGCGGCTCGCTATGCTTCTCTGGAAGCATGGACGTCACGTTGAGGAGCTACCGTTGAGCGATGATCTCGAACTCGATCCGCTCGAATCGGTCTCGTCGGCATTGAATGATGAGGCGCTGATTCAGCGTCGACAGCCGATGGCCAGAGTTCCTATGGAGCAGCTGGCCTTGTTTTAGTCCACAACCCCATCAATGCCTTGCTTTGATGGGGTTTTCTTTTTTGCCCGAAATAGCACACTAAAGTTTGCCCACCTCGACATCGGCTCGGCGTGGATCAACCAGACCATCCGCAATGCCAACGCCCGCACGCCGATCAAACATTTCCGGCGGCTACCACTAGAGACCAATAACCAGAATTGGACACTGCATCGGGTCGGCGAGACCTTCAGCCTCGGATTTGGCCTGGTGCGCGGCGTCAAAAAGCGCGTACCGCTGGAGGTGCATATGGCCTCCCACCAGGCGTGGCTGGAGGCGGTGCTCGATGGTCGAGCCAAAGCGGGAAGTCTGAAACTGGTGCGCTCCAAAAAAGGGATCTGGTCAGCCTGTCTCTCGGTGTCGATGGAGGTTCCCGACGCCACAGAGACCGGGCGCTGGATCGGGATCGACCGGGGGCAGAATATTCCCGTTGTGGCCGCTACGCCGGCTGGTCCCGTGGTGTTCTGGAAAGCGGCGCGCATCCGTCATCAGTCTTGCGCGAGAAACCCCGTCCTTCAGGGCGGGGAGGGATAGCGCACCGCGCGTAGCGCGGTTAGGCCGCCCGTCTCGCATCCTCCATTTTTGGTTTAGGTTGGAAGGTGTAGCCATAGCCGTCAGCACGTTGAAGGAGACGACAATGGCGGTAGGAGATCCCCTGAACGGTTCCGGCCTGGGTCTGGATGTTGAACGATCCCGTTTGGCGCACCGCCACGCGCCCGACATGCACACCAGCTTTCTTGCCCGTGGGCACCTCGGCGCGCACCCAATCGCCGGTCTGGAAGCCGTGGATGCGCTTTTCACGCATGAGATAGCCGCGCGGAAAGCCGTTGTTGGACGTGCGCGTGCGGCTGTAGGCCCCGCGTCCGGTGGCGCGGATGGCCAGGACCGGGCGGTTCCAGTCGCGCACCTGATCGACAGCGCCGACACAGAGCGCATCAAGGGCATGGGTTTTGGGGATGTCCAGGCGCGTGCGGTTGTACTTGGTGCGTCCGCCCGAGGCGGTCTCGACGGGAAGCCCTGTCGCTGTCAGGGCCGCAAACAGCGCCCAGCGCGTGGCATTGACGGCGGCGGCATCCTGGAGCGGCGCTTTGGCTTGGGCCTGGATCTGGTGCAAAAGCACCGTTTGGCGTTGCAGAAAGTCCTCAATGGATCGGTTCCCCTTGCGCTGATTGCAGGCTCGGCAGGCGAGCGTCAGGTTCGAGACCCGATCCGAGCCGCCCCGCGAGCGTGGAACGATGTGCTCGATCTCCAGTGGCACGTGCGTCGCGCCACAATAGGCACAGGTCCGGCGCCACTTCTCCAGCAGGTATTCACGGACTTCGTAACCGGCCAGTTCGCCCTGTTGGTACTCCACACCGGAGATCTCCGGGTTCTGGAGCGCCTGAGTATCGAAACGCACCAATTCCTGACTGAGGGCGGTGATCGGGGCGAGCCGGTGCAGGCGCTGCACCCAGTTGACGGTGGTGTCGAGCCGATGCTGCAACGACGGTGGTAGCCAACCGTCGCGGCGGGTGCGATTCAGAAAACGCGGCGCCCGGTAGCGCGTCTTCCGAGACCGGCGTGCCCGGCGATAGTGACGCCGACTCGTCAGCGCCTCCCGGATCGCCTGGCCGCGATGCACGAGTTCCCCAAACCACAGACCATGCTCCAGGCGCTCGACCGCGCCCGTGTCCGCATCGCAGGTTTCGGATTCGCGTACCAGAGCCAGCCCCGTGACGCGACTGCCTGGATCGAGCTTCAGGCGCAGTGGTTGAACCGCGCCGCCGATCCGGTCCTTCAGGCGAATAGTAAAGGGGGCCAGACGCACCACCACCGCCCGTCCGCGCTCCAGTAACAGCCGCGCGCGTTTCTCCGTGCACGGCATCAGCGGCGTCTTCTGTCTGTCGAGAACGAATACAGCCATCGGTCTGTTCCAAAACTCGCCCTTACGGGCCTGGTGACGGAGCCTCGCGGCTCGCTCCCCTCGGGAATGTCTGCAACCGGCTCCCGCCGCGCGGCGGCGACCCGAACCTTCGACGCTTTACCTTTCGCCTGCATGGTCCGGGTCTTCGAGAGTCCGAGGCTGAGGAAGCACCTCGGAGTCGGTCTGTGCGACCTGTTGCAAACGCAGCGGGTTTTCACCGCTGTCCCTGGTCAACCCAGCTCTTTCAAGCTCCGGCCTTCAGGCCGGGGTAGTTGACGCTCATTGAAATACATATAGATGACGATTCCGAGAAAACGACTGATTTCCGGCATATTTCTTGAGTTCCTGTTTTTGCGCCTAATGAATTAGGTTAAGCATCTCTTTTGGCACGCATTTCAGAAAAATTACCACGCTGCCTGCTGGTCCCAAATCTTTAGCCGCATTTTCGGCAAGCAAGGCTTGCTGGTTATGTTGGATTACCAACAAAATTCCTACGCTGCTGTGTGCAGTCGCTTTAGAACCGCTTTTTAGGCCAATATTTACGCGATTGATGCGGCTCCTTTTTCACTGCTTCCTACAGCAATCAGAAAATCCGGCTCTAGCCCATTCTCTTCTCCCTACCACTATGCAGACACATACGCGTATGATTGTGGCGCGACGCCACTTGCCAGGAACTCGCTTAAATCCTTTGGTTTTTTATATCTTTTCACTGTTTTTACTTCGATGGCATGCCCAACATCTCTACCCCGAAAGTAATCAGAAAAGAATTCTTTCGTAATACCCGAAAACTCTTTAGTCTTTTCCCATAAAGAATCCGGGTGATCGCTGTGAACATTTTTAATTGAAAACTCCCCTACCACTTTCCCTATTGGTTTAGTAGCATAAATAATGACCGTACGCACACGAACATCTTGATGTACTCGTCTCCGAAACTCATACCTTTTGGTTCCATCCAAAATCCTGTTTGCATAATCAGGTTTAATTGACAACAAGACTTTCATCTAACCCTCCTGCGCACAATACAGACCTAAACTGCTCCACGGACAGCTTCATAAAACCCCAATATCCATCAGCATCAAATCCCATTCCCTCTATCATCTTGCCTCGCGTAACCCGCTTAGGTAACGCAAAGTTGTATGTAAATCGAATAACATGCGGATAACGCTTTACTTCCCAAAATCGATTTAGCTCATGCTGCTCAAAAACGCTATAAGGCAAACAATACGCTATAAAATCATCTCTTGATGGAAATGAATGTATGCTCTTGTATTCCTCGACGAGACACACTGATGTCGCTACCGAACGATAGTGAGCAGACCCTGAGCGATCAGATGTGCGATAAATCAAAACGATATCACCGGCCCTCAGATTTTCCATTCCGTGCATTGCAGACAAATATACCTTATCATGCCAAATTTGCAAGGTTTTAAGCGCCATGCTTGCGGCGCAGCCGCTCCCAGGCCTCCTCCCAGCTTTCCCCCGGCTGGGCGTGCTGCTGAACGTACTCGCGCGTAAGCGTGGGCTTGGGCTTGGCTGGAGAATCTGCCTGAGTCTCGGGCTTCGACTCAGCCTTGGGGCCGAAGGTGAAGATCAGTGCCTCGACCACGCGCCCGCGTTTGCGCTGTTCCCATTTCACCCAGAGATCGCTGTGAGCGTTGATCTGCTCAACGGCCGGCTCAATGACGAAACGCTTCAGATCCCGAATGCTGGTGTACTTGTCCTGGAGATCGAAACGCTCGCGTAGCCACTCCACCAGAACCTCGCGGGAGCCGGCCGCTCGCCACTGGATGAGCAACTCGTAGAACCGAATCGCGTAGATCGAGGTCATCCGCGCCACATGGATCAGCTGGTACTGGGCAAACTCACGCCGCAGATGCGAGATGAACGGCAGGATACCGGGAGCGAAGAACAGCGATACCTCTCCGCGAGAACCATCGAAGTCGACTGTCGATACCCAGCGCGTCAGCGTGTAGTCCTTGTTTGGATCGATGGCATCTGGCCGATGCACAATCACCGAGCGTCCGTACAAGCGCTCGGCCGCATCGCGCAGCAGTTCGTAGGCCTGCTTGCGGGGTACGGCGAAGGCGCTGGCGAGGTCGTCAGTGGTGATTGTGTGAGAAATTCCGGCACCCAACTCCTGGCGGCTGTCGATCTTGGCGATCACCAGCAACAACAGGCGCTGCTCGGCTAGGGTCAGGTGGTATGTGGCCTCGATGAGGCTGTTGGTCTTCGAGACCACGAGATGCTTGGCATTTTTTGGCACGCTGGCGTCCTCGCCGTTGCGGAAGCGCGGGGGGCTCTGGGCTATGATGTGAAAATACTACCATGTCTTTTTCACAAAATCGCCGGAATTTCTCCCTCTAACAGCCGGAATTTCTCCCTTTGGGAGCCGGAAATTCTCCGCAAATCGCCGGAATTTCTCCTTAAAATCATGCTTAAGTCATTGATTTTGAAAAGACAAATGTCACTTAAAACAAGATAAAACAAAAATAGAAAAAACTCTCCTGCTCCACTGGACGGGCTGCATGCCGTTTGTGGAAATCCTCCCCGTCCTTCAGGACGGGGAGGGCTGGTCATTCGTGTAGTCGTACCCGTCCGCTCGCTGGAGCAGACGGAACTCGCGCGCCGGACGATCGTGCTTGTTGAGCACGAACCAGCCGCGCGCCCGGATCGCGGCAATGCGACCAACATGCACGCCAGCGCTTTTTCCTGTGGTGCAAGTGAGCTTGGCCAAATCGCCAGTCTGGAAGCCGTGGACGCGCTTGGCGGAGCGTGGCGTGCCGCGTGGGAAGCCAAAGCGGTCGTTACCCTGCACCCGCCGCCGTCCGCGCCCGGTCGCCTTGATCGTCAGCGCCTGCATCCCGGACGCAATGCGCACCGCCGCACCGCTTTCGCCCACACAGGCCGCATCGATCCAGTGGTCCTTCACGTAACCTTGGGTCACGCGATTCTTTTTGGTGCGCCCGCCGCTCCAGAACGTCGTCGGCAAACCAACGGACTTGACCGCCTCGCCGATGGCATAGCGCGTCGCGTTGACCGCCGCCGCATCTTTGAGCGGCGTGCGCGCCTGGGCCTGGATCCGGCGCAATACCTCGGGCTTGCCTTTCAGAAATTCCTCGATCGGCTGACTGCCCTTGCGCTCGTTGCACGGACGACAGGCGAGCGTCAGATTCGAGACCCGATCCGAGCCGCCCCGCGAGCGCGGAACGATGTGTTCGACCTCCAGCGGCACATCCCGCGCCCCGCAGTAGGCGCAGGTCCGGTTCCACTTCTCCAGCAGGTATTCACGGACCTCGTAACCGGCCAGTTCGCCTTGTTGGTACTCAACTCCGCTGATCTCCGGGTTCTGGAGTGCCTGGGTATCGAAGCGCACGGTCTCGACAGCCGCCGAGGCAATCGGCGCTCGGGCCTGGAGCTTGGTAGTGAGATGGCGGACGTTATCGACGCGCGCGCGCAGTGACGGCGGGAGCCAGCCAGCGAGCCGGGTTCGGTTGAGAAAGCGCGGTGCGCGATAGCGGGTTTTGCGAGCGCGCCGTCCGCGCCGAAACGCGCGCCGATCGGTCAGGGCGGAGCGGATGGCCTGCCCGCGATGGTGCAGATTGGCGGCCCAGATGACCGTGCGTCCGCACAGGAAGTCGGCGACCAGGGCGATCCCGGTCGTCTTGCTGCCGGGGTCGAGCTTGACCTCGATGGGCTGAGTATCACCCGCGGCGCGCTCCAGCAGGATGATGGTGAAGGGCTGACGCCGATAGATCGCCGCACGACCGGCATGAAGCAGCTTTCTGGCTCTGGCCGGCGTGCATGGCATCAAAGGCTTTTTCGTACTGCTCAAGACAAAGACTCGGTTGTTCATCTCAATTCCTGCCCTTACGGGCGCGCGCCTTGCGGCGGTCAAGGTCTCCTCGTCCAGATCGCAAAGGTCGTTCAGCCTGATGGTCGGCGGTATGTCGCGTCCTACCGTGTCCACCTTGGCCTCAGAGCGCCGGGCTGGAGAAGCACCCGGCGGTGAGTCGATTTCTCTTCACTTCGCGTCGTCTGCTCTTGCGAGCGGACTGGTCGAATCACGGGAATCGCGCGTTCAGTCAGGACAACTGAGCGCGCGATTCAAGGCGACGACTCGACGACATTCGGTGCATACGGAATCGGTCTCGTAGAAACAGAGATGGATCAGGCCGCGCTCCGTGCGGCGCGGATCTGGGACACCTCGGCCCTAAAGCTCTGGGTCAGCGTTTCACCGGCGGCCAGTCGCGCGGCGCGGATCCTGGACACCTCAGCCTTAAAAATCTCGATCTGTTTTTGGCTCAGGCGACGAATTTCGAAACGTCCTGGCTTTTCTTCGGGACGCATCAGTCTATAAAAATCTTTTCGATCTGGGTTTTCATAGGGGGTATTCCCTAAGAAAGGCATAAATCACGGCTCCTGATCAAATTGCGTGGCAAACCCCGTCCTTCAGGGCGGGGGAATGTCAAGATAGAAAAAAGCGGCTCAAATCGGCAACGTAGTTTGTTCTTTTTTGCAAAAAGCCTAAGCATATCTCCGCCTCGCTGCGAGGCGGAGATAGATAATCTATCAAGAACAACAATGGCGCTTAATTGAAAGCTCCTTAGCAAACTTGACATACTTTCCGATGTGAGATTGAAAAAACGCTCGATTATTATAACTGGCAAACAAACTTTCGAAAACGCTGCATTTCAAAATAATTCAAATGCAAATCATCGGAAGGAGTCGACCACAAAATCGGCTCTTCTTGACATCCTCCCCGCCCTAAAGGACGGGGATTCCCAGGGTACGGCTCCCCGGCCGGGCGGTCCTCACGAACCGCCTTTCCTGCTTCAGTGTGGGATGACTCGTAGATCGGCTCAACCACCCCCGTTCCGCCGCCAGTGCCAGCTCCACAGGCTTTAATTTCCGGAACGTTCTCCGGTAGTTCAAAGCTAGACGGGAAAGACTGGGCATCTTAATTGGCTCTTGCCTTGAAAATATAGCCAAATTATCAATCTAAGTTTAACGAATTCGGCCATAAAAAATAGGAGCCAAACCGCTTGCCCATTCTGAACTCGCCCCCGGCTGCTTTACCTGAATCAGTGATGTAATGTTTGCCGTCTTTGGGCACGAGATACCCTACGGCTACAAGTTTTTCCAACAGGTCTTGTGTTGAAATACCGAGCTTCTGAGCCAGTTTCGATGAGGTTAGCTTGTCTTCAACAGTTATATCTTCACGTTCGGCCCCTGCAGAAGACGTTTCCTCGCTAACAACTTTTTCCAGCGACATACGGACCTCGTCGCTGATACGAATAATGCGCTGCGCTTCTTCGTAAGCCTCTCGGTATAGATCTGAATCATCGGCGCGGCTTAGCGCGATACCCATTTCGTTGTTGTTGATCTGGCTGAACTCGTAGAGATTAAGGCTGGTGATAATGCAGCTTTCTTCATTGAGGTAGCATTTTGCATGAAGGTTTTTGCAAAAACTTGTGCGAATATAAGTCAAATCTCGAAGCCAACTTATTTCGTCCGGGTGCAGTTCATTTTTCCCATAAACGATGCGAACATCAATTTTAAGTCTATTTTTGTCCTGCAAAAGCTCTTTAATACGGTCATTGAGCTTTAGGAATGGACTAATCAGAACAAGACGATCAGAGGCGTTTTTGATTAGCTCTTCAAGGAAATAATTTGTGGCACTGGTATTTAAGAATTTAGCCAAGGTTAAATCCTCCTAAAAACACGGTGATTGCAATTGTTTTTTAAGCGCGAGATGAATACGCGCTATTGCTCAAGGCCTGGTCGTGGTTGCGAGCGGTTCTCTAAAACGATCCGAGCGTCGCGTTCCCGCGCCTCTAACGGAATTGGGCGGGCGCGCATCAACCGTTGAAGAACGGCATCAAGCACGCCGAAGCTTTTCGGTGGAGCACACAGGATCATTGTTGACATTTTGGGATTTCCCATCCCCCAGGACTGCATTTGGTATGCCCGCCAGCCGTTATCGAAACACCAGTCTAGGACGCCGAACATGGCGTCGCGATCGAAAGGCTCTGTCGTCACCAGATGGGCGTTGCAGCAGATCCAGACCTGCGTATGCAAAAATCCTGGCAAATCATGCGCGCCCCCAAAAAGAGAGGGCCAGGCTGAACTGGACGAGAGTGCGGCCGTATCCATGAAGTGCATCGTGCGAGCAGCGGTATCGACAATGTCTCGCGCCTCGTGATACGGCAGATAACCCATTTCGCGAGGATCACGTCCGAGCCATGATAGGCGCTGAATACGGCGATATTCAGAGAGCGCACGAAGTTTAGGAACAATGCGGGTGATCGTTCCCGTTTCGTACTCCCCCCTGAAAAAACAGGCCTTAATTTCAATGAGTTCGCCCATCAAGCGGCCAGCCATACATCTTCAACAACTTCGTAAGGACGCTGCCGGATTTGCTCCAACAGGTTTTCACGATACTCATCCCAGGTGGGCGTTTTTTCCGGACCATAGACTTCGCGCGAACGCTCCCAGAACTGGTAAGCGGCGCGGAAGTGCTTCGATTTTTTGGCAGAGGCCGGCTCCGGCGGCAGTACGCCGCACCAGTCTTCCCACGTACCGGCGAAGTCTTCCTGCCAAACATTTTTGTCGGCGAGATAGATCACATCACCCGGATGAAAGGGAATCAGGGTGAGGCGAAGATCGTTGGCCTCAGAGAGAGAGATTTTTTCCACAGTTTCGCTCCTCAAGTATCCAAAAACATCAGAAGACGCAGATCGCAACCGGGATAGAGCGATTCAATTTGACGGTAGAGCGCCTGCCCTTCCAGGTTCAGATCGTCGAATGTGCAGTGCCAATATTCCGCTCTGAAAAGTCTCAGATAATCTCAACTATCTGTTATTTTCTTCCTGCTTCATCGAGGCTGGTTTCACGTTGCCAAGGCAACGCCAGAGCCGCCTTCTCCACAGGCTGACACGGCAGAGCTTGCCGCGTAATTGGCGAGGTTAATCGCCGCATTCAGGTCTCGGTCGATGATCAAGCCGCAATCGCAGCGCAGGGTCTCGACACCGAGAACGATCTCAGGGTGGTGCTGGCCGCACTGCGAGCAGGTCTTACTGGATGGAAACCAGCGGTCTACCACCACGACCGTTGCGCCGGTCATGGCCGCCTTGTACTCGATCTTGGTGCGCAGCGAACGAAGGCCCGCATCGCTGACCGAGCGGGCAAGATGACTGTTCGCGGCCATGCCTTTGACGTTCAGATCTTCAATGCCGATGATATCGAACTGCGTGGTCAGATGGTGACTGAGCTTGTGCAAGGCGTCTTCGCGGATGTCAGCCAGGCGCTTGTGGAGTCTGGAGAGCTTGGTTTTCGCTTTCTTCCAGTTCGCACTGCCTTTGCGCTTGCGGGCCAGGGAACGATTGAGCCGACGCAGACGCCCGTCCAGTCTGCGGTGCGGTTTTGGTCCTGGGATGGATTCGCCCGTGGAGAGCGTCGCCAGTACCTTCAGGCCGAAATCCACGCCGACCACGCCGGTGGATTCCTGGTGGAGCCGCTCATCGGTCTCGACCAGGATGGAGATGTACCAGCCATCGGCCTGGCGACTGACCGTCGTTGACTGGATGCAGCCGGGGAAGCGCCGTTCCTCGCGCATCTTGACCCAACCGATGATGGGCAGCTTCACGCGCTTGCCATCGACCTGCACAGCCGACACGCCTTTCTTGGGCGGGCCGTTATCCGCGCGGAAAGCGTCGTGGATGCCTTTCTTCTTGAACTTCGGATAGCCGCAGTCCTTGCCTTTTTTACCCGCCTTCACCTTACGGAAGAAGTTGGAGAACGCCGCTCCAGCGTTCTTGATGGCCTGCTGCGGCGCGTTCTTGGTGACTTCCAGCGCCCACGGGAACTCGACGGGCTTGATGGCGTTGTATTGCTTGCGCAGCGCCGCCTCGTTAGGCTTGATGCCCGCCTCGTACTGCTCCTTCCACTTGGCCAGCGCCCAGTTGTAAGCATGGCGTGCAACGCCGCACGCCTTAACAAAGTAGGTCGCCTGTTCCTGGTTGGGGTCAAGCTTAATCTTGTGGGCGCGCCGCATCGTAAATTCCAAGGTCTTCGGCAATCACGTCCGCCGAGGCTTGCAGGTCGTGCATCAGCTTGCGGTGTTTCTTGGAGCGGCTACCGTAGAGCCGAGCGGAAAAGACCGTGATGATCTCCAGAACGTCCTGCGCCAAATCTTCTTCGAAAGACGGCTGATTCCAGAGAGCGACGATTCATTAAGTAAACCTCGATCGGTTACTGTTAACTTGAGCCTGAGTATATTTCCTCGAAATCTCGCTTGCAACCGATTGAGCGATATGATTTGAAATCTTTTTATTTGATCTCAAATGGATCGCCAGATTAAAAAATCACGAAAGGATCAAATTGCATTAACCACTTTCTTCGTGGAGCGCATTCTTGAGTTCTCGGCAACTGTCGAGATGATCTCTCAACAGTTCAAGGTTCGGCCCAAAGCGCGCCTTGATGTCGTCGACGCTGGAATAACCATCAAATAGCATCGAATGTTGATCATTCTGATCAAATTCTTGAAAGAGCCGTTTTCCGTTGCGTGCCACGATTTCCTTCACAAGCGCCTCCTACTTTAACTGAGAAGCGGAAAGAACGAATTCAGGGTATCGAGCCCGTGCCAACGCGCGCATTCCGCCCAGTCGGCGATGATCCGCTGTCCATCCGGTGAGCGTGGATCAATGCCCAGGGTCTCGAGATCGATGTCGATCGACCATCCCAGGTGGTCATCAAAAAATACGTCCCCGGAAGCGGAGACGTACGCACCGACTTCGAAGTCTTTACCTCCATTGGCCTCGACGCAGGCCGTTAGCCAAGCGACCCTGGGGTTGTCTCCACTTTCGTGGAGTTCAGGTGGATACAGACAAAAGCGGCGAATCCGGAAGGCGCGACGGGACTGGTCGGACCCTGTGTCCTCCGAAAAGCACGCACAGCCGGACTCAAACACAGGTTGCATGGATGACATCGCTGTTTTGACCGTTCAAGAACGCCAGATCGGATGGATCACCGAAGACGCCCGAATAGTCGAGCGACTCATGATGAGAAAGACCGCGATGATGCAAGAACCCAGGATGGCTGATGTCAATCAAGGTCAGGCATCCGCACTCGTGACACGCTCCAGTGTCTATGTAGTGAATGTTTCCTAAGCGAAACCAATGGGGAATGACGGTGTGCCCTAGAACAAGATGATCGATTCCTTGGATCGACCATTGATCAATGCGCGTTTTCGAAAGTTCCCTGGCTTGCTCATAATCGCCCAATAGAGCCTCTATGCGATGACGACCCCATAATATATCCAGCAGCGTCAGGTGGCAGCCATTTTCGAGATGGAACTTAACTTGCGGCCATGACAGTCCTATTTTGGGTTCGCCGTGCGTAATCCCGATAACGCCATTCGCGCTCTTTATTTCAATGAGCATCGGCAAATCCATCAAGGCCTGTGCAACCTCGATGACTTCCGTAAGAGAATGATCGTCAAACCATTCACCGCCCATCGCCTTCCACTCCAACAGTGGAATTTCATCGTTGACCAGCAAGGCGCGGAGCGCCCGAATCGGCATGATGTCGTGATTGCCGCGAACGCTGAAGAACCAAGGTTCGCGCAAAAACTCCAAGACCCGGATGGATTCATGGCCGCGATCGATCAGATCGCCCGTGCAAAACAGGCGATCGTGCTTTGGGTTGAAGCCAATGTCATCCAGGGTGCTCTCCAGCAAGGAAAACATTCCATGAATGTCGCCTATAACCCAATCGCGCCCTATACGGTTTTCTTCAAAATATTGAATCACGCACACTCCCCCCCCCATCGGATTGATAGCTGATACGAAAACCAGCCCAGGCCGGTTAATGGTTGACTCACGTGCTGGTTATGAGTTGGAAAATAGCGAAAGCTGACCGCCGGACGTTTTTGGGGAGATCCATAGAACCTCGACCGCGTTTTTTCCCTGGTCAGCGATCGCCGGCTTCTCAATACGGCGCCAATCGGCATAGAGATCGCGATATAGGCAGCTGTCGTATCCACTGAGTACGACATGGCCTCTGACTGCATGCAGTATCGCTGCGAGATCTCGATGCTGGTCGTCCGTGAAGCGAGTCATGGATGACGAGCGACCCGCCAGCGACAGACGTACCCTGCACCGAGCAGTTGCAACACCGCGCGAAGAAGCCGGGGAAAGAGCCGGAGCGCCCGCGCTTGTCATGAGTTCGTCGCCGTCATGTAGTCGTACCCGTCCGCCCGCTGGAGCAGACGGAATTCCCGTGCCGGACGATCGTGCTTCGCCAGCACAAACCAGCCGCGCGCGCGAATGCTGGCTATCCGACCAACATGCACGCCAGCGCTTTTTCCTGTGGTGCATGTGAGCTTGGCCAAATCGCCAGTCTGGAAGCCGTGGACGCGCTTGGCGGAGCGGGGTGCGCCTTTCGGAAAACCGTAGCGGTCGTTTCCATGCACGCGCCGACGTCCGCGCCCCATCGCCTTGATCTCCAGCGCCACCATCCCCTCGGGAATCCGTACCGCCGCCCCGCTTTCGCCCACACAGGCGGCATCGATCCAATGGTCTTTGGCGTAGCCCTGACTGACCCGGTTGCGCTTGGTGCGCCCGCCGCTCCAGAACGTCGTCGGCAAACCAACGGACTTGACCGCCTCGCCGATGGCATAGCGCGTCGCGTTGACCGCCGCCGCATCTTTGAGCGGCGTGCGCGCCTGGGCCTGGATCCGGCGCAATACCTCGGGCTTGCCTTTCAGAAATTCCTCGATCGGCTGACTGCCCTTGCGCTCGTTGCACGGACGACAGGCCAGCGTCAGATTCGAGACCCGATCCGAGCCGCCCCGCGAGCGCGGAACGATATGCTCGACCTCCAGCGGCACATCCCGCGCCCCGCAGTAGGCGCAGGTCCGGTTCCACTTCTCCAGCAGGTATTCACGGACCTCGTAACCGGCCAGTTCGCCTTGCTGGTACTCAACTCCGCTGATCTCCGGGTTCTGGAGTGCCTGGGTATCGAAGCGCACGGTCTCGACAGCCGCCGAGGCCATCGGCGCGCGGGCCTGGAGCTTGGCCGTGAGATGGCGGACATTCTCGACGCGCGCGCGCAGTGACGGCGGGAGCCAGCCGGCGGGCCGGGTTCGGTTGAGAAAGCGCGGTGCGCGATAGCGGGTTTTGCGTGCGCGCCGTCCGCGCCGAAACGCGCGCCGATCGGTCAGGGCGGAGCGGATGGCCTGCCCGCGATGGTGCAGATTGGCGGCCCAGATAACGGTGCGTCCGCGCGGGAAGTCGGCGACCAGGGCGATCCCGGTGGTCTTGCTGCCGGGATCGAGCTTGACCTCGACGGGCTGAGTATCACCCTCGGCGCGCTCCAGCAGGATGATGGTGAAGGGCTGCATTCGATAAACGGCGGCCTTGCGCGTGCGCAGCAGCGTGCGCGCTCGCGCGGGATGGCAGGGCATCAGGGGCTGTCGGTTGTTGGTTAAAACGAACACTCGGTTCATCGTTTGATCCTTGCCGCTTACGCGGCGTTCTAGCCTTACGGCTGTGACGGTCTCCTCGCCCAGTTATCGCGCGGTTTTTGCCAAGGACACTGCCGTGTGTCGCACCGTGCTGTTTAATCCTTGGCCGCAGAGTCCGGGACTGGAGAAGCATCCCGGAGTGCCTATGACGCCGCCCGCAGGCGGATTCGCGCGTAACGTCTGCCCCAAAGGGCGGGCTGGTCGAATCACGGGAATCGCGAATTCAGCCAGGACGGCTGAACGCGCGATTCAAGGCGACGACTCGACTTTGAGCATGGTGGCGATCTCGACTAGGCGTTGACAGCGAGAAGCTCGGGATCTGGAGCGCGCTGCCGTTCTGCCATCCCTCCGTCGTGGACCCAGTCAAGTAAAGCGCCCAGCTGCGAGGTGATGACCAGATGCTTTCGGGCGCGGGTGGCCGCGACATAGAGCAAATTGGCCTCGTCCGGGTCCAGCGGATTTTCGGGGGAGTCTGGAGGCATCAACGCCGAAACCAGGGGAACGCCGCTGCCATCCATCAAATCCGGAAAGTCATTGCCCAGAACGACCTGATCCCATTCGAGCCCCTTGGCTTTATGGGCCGTGGTCAGTTCGGCACCGGCTTTGCGGCTATCAGGTTCATGGGCGGACTCCAGTCGTTCAATCAGGCGAGGGATCCTGAATGTGTATTTTTTCACGACCTTCAGGCGCGCCTTGATTTCATTGTCCTCGACCGATTCGGCGTACTCCTCCAAATCCTCAATCGTGCGGAAAGAGCGCATGAACGGATCGCGAATGGCACGGTGGTTGTGATCAAAAAGATGGAAAGCGTCGAGGATGGTCTGGAAGTTGTAGTTCTTGACGCCGCCGACGAAGTGCATGGCGATGCCGGCGTGAAGCAGTTCGACGGCCCGGTCGAAAAGACCGGCATTGGTGCGGTGCAGGTAGACGGTGTGCTGCTGGTGCAGCGGGGCCATACCGACTTCGCTAGGGCCACCGAATCCGCGCAGCGACAGTGTTTCGCCCTTGAAGACGCCCAGAAGCGCATTGGCCACATCGGCTACCGGTTCACCAAAGCGGAAACTGGCCGTCAGACTGTGGTGCTCGCCACGCATGCGCCCCATAGCATTCATCGCACCCCGAAACCCATAGATGTTCTGGTGCTGATCCCCAACCAGTACGCGCCCTGTTTGCTGAGCGGCGAAGATGTCAAACAGACATGGGTTGGTATCCTGGGCCTCGTCGAGCAAAATGTAGTCGTATCGATCGAGTTTGGGCCTGGAGAGTTGGTAGAGCTTGAGGTAGCCGTCATGGGGCATGGGCACGGAGGGATCTTTGGGATCCTGCATCGCTGTCCACAGCTGCTTGGCCGCTTCCAGGATGTCGGTTGGATCGACACCGATCGCCCGCGCCCGCCCGGCGGCGACGTGGTTGAGGCTGATCTCAGGACTTGAGGCGATCAGGAACCGATTGACGGCCTCCAGAGCCAATCCGGAAAACACCAGGGATTCGTTACTGGGCAACGAGGGGCGCAGGATGTTGCGGGCATGAAACGCTCGCGGATAACCAAGTTTGGCTTGATAGTGATAGCCGTGACGGCCGTAGGCCAAAGAGTGAGAGGTTCGGGCCTCCACAGTGGAGGGGAAACGCGCCTTGGCCTCGTCGGCAACCGCACGGTTGAAGGCCAGGTACAGCATGCGCGACTGGGGGCGGGCCTCGGCGAACCCCACCAGGGTAGCGGTTTTGCCTGTGCCGGCAAAGGCGTTGGCAATCAGGGAGTCGGCGTTCGAGTCGATGATGGCCTGTTGTTCAGTGGTAGGCTTGTGCATCTCATTTTCCGAGCCATTTTTAATACTTCTAAAAATACAATGTATAACTTGAGAATGCAAAGTCTTTGTTTTTTTGCCTGGAGAAAGGTGCCTTGGGCGTGGCCGCGCCGGTGATGACCAGCGACGGGCAGCGCCTCGTCGCCTCCCCGGTGCAGCAACAGCGGCAAGCTGCCCGATTCTTTTTGCCCCCCAACTCCTCTCAGAAGCTGACGCATCCCGCGCGGCACCGAGAGGAGAGAATCATGAAACTCATCACCCTGGATCAACGCACCCCGGCTTGGCACGAGTGGCGTGCCGGCATCATTGGGGGCAGCGATGCCCCGGCGATCATGGGCGTCAGCCCATGGACAACGATCCACAAGCTTTGGGAGTTCAAGACGGGGCGGCGCGAGCCACAGCGGGACAATCCCGCCATGGCGCGCGGACGCGCGATGGAAGATGAGGCGTTGGACGCCTGGTCGGCACACACCGGCGAGCTTACCGCCCCGTTCTGTGTCCAGCACGAGGAGTTCACGTTCATCGGAGCCTCACTCGATGGAGCCACCTTCGACGGTGGATTGCTGGTGGAGATCAAGTGCCCCGGCGAGAAGGATCACGCGGCGGCGGCCGAGACCAGACAGGTGCCGGCCAAGTATTGGCCCCAAGTTCAGCATCAACTGGCCTGCGTGCCAGAGGCCGAGATGCTCCACTATTGGAGCTATCGCCCGATGCACGCCACACCGCATGTCCTTATCGAGGTCAAGCGGGATCCGGCCTACATCGACGCGATGATCGAGCGCGAGATCCGGTTCTGGGAGGCGGTCAAAGGCGACTATCCCCCGGCAGGTGACGCTTGGGCGGCCGCTGAAACGGTGTACCTCTTGGCGCTGGACGAGGCCGAGTCTGCCAAAGAGCAGTTGAAGGCGGCGAAAGCCGATCTCATTGCCGCGATTCCGAAGGGTCAAAAGAAGCTCGACGGACAGGCGGTATCGGCGGTCTTGGTCGAGAAAAAGGGCAGCCTTGACTACAAGACAGCCTTTGAGAAGACGCTTGAGGAACTCCGGTACATTGAGGATTTGCCTCCGGCAGCCCTGGAGTTGCTTGAGTCCTTCGAGACCGGGGGCTTACTGGAAGCCTTTCGCCAGAAAGGATCATCCTACTGGGACGTGCGGCGCAAGTGATGAGCGTCCTTTTGACCTGAACTGAACCAAGCCCCTTCACCTGTGGTGAGGGGGCTTTTCTGTTCGTTATAGCGGCTGCGAACAGAGGGGATAGCGCGAACAATCGGCATCGGTTAATGGCACGACAGCGACATGCTTGTCCACCGTGGGTAGCGTGACTCGAATGACGTTTACAGACTCGCCAACACGGAAGCCTTCAGAGCCTTGTGCGCCGGCAACAAAGGCATACTGAGGACTATATTTTCCCTGATCGATGCTCGGGTTTCGCTGCTTTTGTACAACCGCTGTCAATATCTCGCCTGTCGAGTCCACACGCAACGAAAGGCGGTTGTGTCGATAGCATTCCTCGACATCCTGCGTGGCGAGCAGGATGCCGCCAATCGCCCCAGCCACAGCCCCCACCACGATGTCGTCCGGTCCAGATCCGGCCAACGCGCCCAGACTGGCCCCTTGAACGATCCCACCCAGCGCTGCGCCATCTTGCTCGGGCGTACCCGAAGATACTGGCATTTCGCCGAACGTTACGTGACTCGACGCCTGATGCTTGGCCGAACGTGCGGCTCGCTGCGGGCGCGTCTGAGCACCGGGAGCGCCAAGGCAGGTATCCCACTCGATAACCTCCAGAATTGTGGCCGTCTGTCTGGGGTGATACAAGCGCGCTTCATTGGTCGCGCAACCAGTTAGTGCAAGGACGCCCAGGATGGAGCCCCAAAGAAAAGGCGACTGTGGCATGGGTATTCTCAAAAAGGTTGAGTACAATGCAATATAAATTGTATCATTTTTTTGATAATTCTACATCTTCAGGAGGTGCAAATGTTCAGAGCGTTCACGAGCCTGGCCCTGGTGCTGGCCTCGCAACAGGCCGCCGCGAGTGCCTACGAGTCCTACCGTTCGTGCTTTGAAGCGGCGGCCAAGCAACAGCACCTGCCTGTCGAGGTGCTGATCGCCGTGGCCGAACAGCAACCGGCCTCGAACCCGAAGACGACTGTGACCAACAAGGATGGCAGCCGCAGTTACGGCCTGATGAGCATCAATTCGCGCTGGTTGCCGAAGCTCAAAGAACACGGCGTCAGTCGGCAGGATCTGTACGATCCTTGCACGAACATCCACGTCGGCGCCTGGATCTTTGCGCAGCACATCGCGCAAGACGGCTGGACATGGCGCGGAATCGGTTCTTACTACGCCAAGAGCGATCGCCTGCGCTTGCAATTTGCAACGAATGTCATTCAGCGTTGGAAAACGCTCTCGGGGGAACAAACGACGGCTCAAGACCCGGATGCCGAGCGTTTCCAGGCCAAGATTGCCTGGCTGCAACGCAGTCCCTACATGCACTGGAGTCAGGCTCAGTCGCCTCAGACGAAATCAAAGCCGCTGCCGGCCTCGCTCAAAGTCCGCCGTGCGCAGTACGATGGGCTGATCCAATCGGCGGCGTTGCGTCACGGGATTTCCGCAGAATTGCTGCATGCGGTCATTCGCGCCGAGTCCAATTACAACCCCAAGGCCGTCTCACCGAAGAACGCTCAAGGGTTGACGCAGTTAATACCGGCAACCGCCAAACGCTTTGGCGTCACCGACGCTTTTGATCCGCAACAGGCCATTGAAGGCGGCGCGAAGTATCTACGCTGGCTGCTGGATAAGTTTGGCAGTACCGAACTGGCCCTGGCCGGTTACAACGCGGGCGAAGGGGCGGTGATGAAGCACGGCAACCAGATTCCGCCGTACAAGGAAACACAAGCCTATGTGCCGAAGGTCATTCGCTATATGCGCGAGGAACGCCAGAGAACCCTCGTAAGTGTCTCCGGATCGTCCGCCTCGTCCTCTTAATCGCTCCAGTCTCCAACGCGCCGCACGCCTGTCGGCGCGTGTCTTAGGCCCATCATGCGTAATCCGATCCTGCGTTCCACAATCATCGTGTTCATGTTTTGGTGGCTAGTCAGCGTCATCTGGGGATTACGCGCCTATGGCCCCCCGGACAGCAGTCTGTTTCTGCTGACAGCCTTGAAAGCGCTTGGATGGGGCTCGTTAGCCTTCGGTCTGGCAATCGCCATCAGTGCGTCGTTGCGCTGGGCACGCAAAGGTTGGCATCTGCCCACGCAAACGCGGGGCATTGAGTGCACGATCGGCATCGTACCCGGCGTGATGCACTGGCGGCGCTGCCGACGGCCGGTACAGGTCGATGCGGCGCGCTGGCCACGTGTCGCGCACTGGTTAACCGAGGGCCAGACTGAGTATGTGGCCGCGTTCCAAGCCATTCTGGATGTCATGGGCGCTCGCCCGCGCTTTCCGGCGGCGACAACGAAGGGCGGACACGGCGATGCGACGCTTCTGGAGCATTCGCTCAATGTGGCCGAAACGGGGCTGGAACTCTTCCAGTCGTGGCGTTTTCGCGGAAAAGCGAATGACGTCGGATTGCGTGATCGCGCTCTGTCGCCCCAGGATCGCGACATCGCGATGCTGATCCTGATCGGACATGACGTCGGAAAGCTGGAGGCCTTTAAGGTCGATGGTGACAGCGTCAGCACTGTAAAGCGCTTCCATGACCGAGAGGGTGGGCGCATTCTGGCAACTCTGGAAGAGATCTGGATTTTACCCGAAGATGATCGCAAGGCGCTGATTGCGGCTGTGACGCACGAGCATCATCCCCAGGATTTGCCGACACATACGGGGGATACCGTCCGATTGCTGCTGGAGTTCCTGATTGCGGCTGATACAGAAGCAGGACGTCGCGAGGAGGGACGGGTCCGACTCAATGAGGCAGACGAAGCCGACGGTGACGCCGTCGACAGCGGGGGCGACGAGGCCATCTGGACATGGTTCCTCGACTATCTGATCAAGCCCGGAACGATCAACGGTCGAGAGCAGCGTTTCCGAGCCGGCTTCAAGGGGGGCGATGGGCGCTTGTATCTGAACGAACCCGTCGTGCGTGCCGCCTTTGCAGCGCAGTTCTTCCGCAATCCGCAGCAAGCTGAGGTGCAGCGCGGGGACGGACGATACGTCATCACGGAAGATCTCTTGCGGATTCTTGATGCGCGCGGGGTGCTGGTCTGTGAGTTTGAAGATCAGCGCTTCAGCTATAAAAACGCGCTGTTCAAGGTCGTCTCGAGCAATAGTCAAGAGCGAGTTCTGGGGCAATGGCAAGTGGCCTTCGTGGTCGCCCTCGGTGAGCACATGCCTCCCGCACTCAGGAGCCTTGCTCCTGCACCCAATCCCCCGCAAATCGTTCAGGCGCTGTACGGGACGCGCGCACTGCGGTCCGAGTCCAACGATACGCTCAATGCGGAGCCGGAGCACCCTCCCGTCGTCACGGTGCCTGCGGCCTCTGCCGACATTCCTGAAAGCCCAAATGAAGCACCTGCCGATCCGTACGCACACCTGGGCGTGCTTGGCCAGGCGCTGATTCGGGGGATGCAGCAGCTGGGGCAGGAGCCAACCTTCGATCCAAGCGGGTGCCTGCTGCTGTCGGCAGACCAGGCCTCGCAGTTTTCTCTGAAAGGCGGCATTCAGCACAAAGGCTATTTCGACGCCTTTCTGGAGGTTGTCCAGGCTGATGAAGCCATCATGCGTGGCGTTGGAGTTGTGCATGATGAATCAGGAGCACTTCAGACTGTCAGCCTTCGACTCGACCAGGACGTTCCTGTGACTGGTGAGATCGCAACCACGCCTTCGTCGGAAACACTGGCTGATCCGACCCCGGACACGGAGGTGAGCACTCAGGCTCCCGGCGTCGCCGAGCCGCCCAACACCAACACGATCCTGGACATCGATGCCTGGAGCGCACCGGAGCCGTCTCAGGAACCGGCGGCCGCCCCGCCGGTATTGAGCGAAGCGCCGGTGGCCTCGGTGGCTGAGATCACCCCAGCTTCGCCTACAGCCGCTCCATCAGCGCCAACGCCCGACCCCAGGATAAGACCGGCGGATGTAACGCTTGTAGACACGGCGTCATCCGAAATCGAAGATCTGGACAGCTTCGACTTCGGCGGGGACGGACTTGAGCAGCTGAACGAGAAAGTGAAAAGCGCGCGAAGGAACCGAAACAAGCGCCGATCGGCCCCTCCAGATACGTTGCTCAATGGAATGAAGGCACAACTCAACGATCGGCCAGCGCGGACTTAGCCCGAACGACGGCGGCATAGCGTTTCTGGAAACAGCCGAACCGGTCTACGAACGCAAAATAGTCCTGATAATCCTGTGGAGTCATCCATCCGCGTTGAATGGGCCGACCCTCGTAGTGTCGGCCCTCGTGACGCTCGATCTCGGTGGCGGCCGCCAGAACAAGCCCTTCCATCTCAGGATCCGGCGGCTGATGACGAATCATGTCGAGCCAAATAGAAGCGACCAGATCATGCCCGCGTAGCAGATCCGGGTCCATCATGTAGTCACGCAGTTGTTCGTACTGTTGTGCAAGACGGATCTTGTATTCGGCCTGGGCGCGTTTCCGCGCTCGGTGTCTCTGAAGAGACACCAGGAAATGACCGAAGAGCGTTCCAACAATTAAAAATCCGATGAAGATTTCCATTTTTACCGCTCATAAAAACCTATCCAAACTTGCACGAAGCTGAATAAGTCTGTTCACGTCGTCAACACCCGTGCGGGCTTTCCCCGTCTGACCTGGCTCTTACGTGCGTTTAAGGTCTCGCCCGAGCGCGTCGCGACCATACTGATCAAGGTTGTTGGCGGCGTTGAGGTCGCGATCCATGACGTGCCCACAGTCGCAGACCAGCGTGCGCTGCGACAGCGGCATGTCATGGAGTTGACCGCAGGCGTGACAGGTCTTGGAGGATGGAAACCAGCGATCCGCGATGACGACCGTCACGCCGCGCCAGTGGGCCTTGTATTCGATCTGCCGCCGTAAC